TTGAGTTTGGGACCTCAACCCTTGGGCGAATTGGATTACAGTTGGCTTCAAAGGCACCCGAACTCGCTACGGCGATAAAGCAAGGTAGTCAGCAAGGTGGTCAGCAAGCGGCCGCTGGCGCAGCGGTAGCAGGTACTGGGACGGCTGGGACGGCGGCGGCTCAATTTATTCCAGTATCTGTCGTTTCACCGAAAACTATAGGTCTTCCGGCTCCGCCGCCAGTAAAACAGCTACTTGAAAACATAAACGTAGGCACTGAGTATGGTCTGCCTTCCATTAGCCGAAGGTTTAACCCTTACGCTGATCCAAGCAACCTTTATGAAGGAATAAGCGAGCCTGTTTTTACAGGAAGAAACCAGCCTGTTTTTACAGGAGTAAACGATCCTAATTTTCAGGTATTTCAGGAAGGTGGTCCGGTTGTAGACACGTCTTTTCCGGTAAAAGATTTTCTACCCGAGCACATTGCTGAAAAATTCATGCAGTATGAAACGGGTACGAAACGCTACAGTGACAGTTCCGGGGAAGGCTTAGAAGTAAGCTATGGCCATCAGGAAGGAACGGGTATGACGCCTCGTGGGACTATTCAAATTATTAAGCAAGATGCTACACGGCCCACGGCCCACGGTCTGGAACATTACTTTCCGCGAAACGCGCAGGGCTATTTTGGGAGCCCTATGGCCGGATGAACGAGCCTATAGAGCAGGGGGTGGGAAGCCTAAAGGTTCGTGGGTTCCCTGACTGGGAAAGATGGAGTATCCCAGGAGCGCTTATTAATCCAGTTGTTCCGTTAGAGTGGGACGTAGTAAAACCGTCTGGGGTTGAATGGGATGATAATCCAAATATTCGCTACGTTCGCCAAACGCCCTTTCGCCGACAAGAGAAGGATCTTGGCTTTAACCCCGAAGGAGAAGTTGTAGGAACGAGAGGTACGTTTAGACCCGGTATATACAAAAATCCGAAGTTTGCTTTACCCCCTGTTATTCAGGCCTTACAAAATCTGCAATCTGCCTATATCAAGCATGTGTTATCACCGGGCCAGTTTGAAAGAGCAGTAAACCTTATTAAAGGCGCTCCGTCTGCTATTGGTAATGCTTTAATAGACCAGTGGGCTGCTATAGGAACGCCGCCGGGAACAGCGGCACTAACACCATCAGGAGAAACTGTTTACAGTACTCCCCCTTTGCCTCCTGTAGGACGGGCCACAGAGGCTTTAAAAGGTGTTTCCAAAGCCTTAACTCCCAGAAAAGCCGAAGAAATGATCACACCGGATGGTATTTCTTTTCCTGTACCGCCCTCACCACCACCTACAACAATGCAGATGACTAAAAAAGGGGACGAACCACCACCACTCCCCTCCGAAAAACTGTTGGCTACGACGCCAGTTAAAGTACCAGAAGCAGTAGCCTCTTGGGTTGTTGCTCCCGGTGTAAAAGGTCTTACAAGAGAAACTTTAATTGAACAAGTGGGTAACAATGCGCGTACGGTTAAAGTTCTTGAAGACAAAGGATATAAAGGAAATACCGTTCCCCTTTATCGGTTAATAGTTAGTCGAGGACAATCTCAACCGGAAGGCTTAATTTCGGCCACACTAGATCCAAAGAAGCTGTCAAAAAACATAGGGTTTTTTCTTGAGGGCAAATTGGATCTTTTGGGTCTGGAGGGAACAGGCGACCCACAAACAGTATCTTTAGCGCGTTATGACGTGCCTAAAGAACACCTTAAATTATATGTTCCTGACACAATAAATAAAATGGACAATCCTGCGATCAACAAGGCGTTAGCTTTTGTTAAAGAGAGACGTGCAGAAGGTTTTGAAGATATAGAAAATCCCGCTGAACATGCGCGTTTTCTTGCAGAAAAGCAAGATGAAATTATTGCGGATGTGTCAGGAATAGACCCAAAAATCTATCCTATATCCCCTCTTTCCATAAACTTTAGAAGTATGGATCGTGAGATATTAGAAGGGAACATACGTTCCCCAGAGGATTTTGGGGACAGTAGGACAGTATTAGACTTCCGTCAATTTAAAGGATCTGAGGATGAGGCTAATGTTGCCGAAACGGCGGCACGGCGTAAGAAGATTAAGGATGTTTTAAACTTTTTTAATTTATCCCCCATAGACGAGGCAAACCGGGATAGAACCGGCGCGTCAGCGGTCCCGGCTAGAACCGCTCGCGCACTTACTGCTGAAGAGTGGTTAAACCGGTTGGGTCAGGAACGGGGCGTACATCCACCACTCCCCTCCGAAAAACTGTTGGCTACGACGCCGGTTAAAGCACCAACAAAACCGCTTTATCATGCGACATTTTCAAAAAACATAGAAAACATTAAAAAGAAAGGCTTTCGTTTATTTAGACCTACTACACTTGTTCCACGGGGACAAGAAAGACAGCCCGGTACTTTTGCTTTTACTGATCCGACCCAGGCTTTAAGGTGGGCGAACCTTTTAAATAGAGAGTATGGGGAGCCTGTGTCTGTTTTTAAACTAAAGGGTGGTGAACGGTGGGTTCCGGATCCTCATCCTGATCCTCTTTTTGGGCCGCAAGCGTCATTTTACACACCAACGGTTGTGCCTCCTGAAGATATCTTAGGTGTACTAGACGTGGGTTCTTTTGATAAAGAGGGACTGGGGGGTGTACTACTTAGCCTCAGTGAACCTGATTTCGGATTAACTGGACAGGAAGATCCTGCTAAGGTTACGCGAGCCTTAGATTTGCTGCAAAAACTGAAGAACATAGAGGGTGAAGCACCGCCGTTGGTTGACCATACAGAATCAGCCAATATAGGGGAATTAGGCTTCATACTAAGGGGGGGAAAAACGTTAGAAACCATTGGGATACCCGGAAGTTCATCCGAAAAGTGGGGGAGTGCCGTGCCTCGTCACATGTATCACTCTCGACGGGGGTCTCAACCGTTTTCTGGGGGGATTGCCGCTTCTCCAATCGCTAAGGAAGGAGAACGTGAGATATTACAAGATTACAAAGACGGTCATCCCGAAGATAAGGTTGTGTGGCTAGGACCAGAGCGCTGGGGTTCACTAGAAGAAACTTATCTGATCGACTTGAGCAAATTAGATGTATCGCAGCTTCGTGCAACCGGACAAGCCGAAGGAAATGTCGTTTATCGCGGAGATATTCCAGCGTCCGCTATAGAGCCGTTGGCTCCGACGCCAGTAGAAACGAAATCCAAAAGCCCAACACTGGAACAGTTTACCAAGACGATATACGCGGGTACTCGTGGCGCACCACAGCAACAGATAGCGCCGTATGGGGAGGCGTTACCGGGAGGCGGAGGAGGAGACAATAGGTTCGGGGGTATATTCGGGTCGGCGGATAGAGAGGTCGCACTATCGCACGGCGACACACTGCAAGAATTTACCCCCGTAAACATGATAGGTGATGCGGATTTTCGGAAGTCGGTGCTGTATGACGATGGGTACTATGCGGCAAAGAACCATGTGCGCGACATCTATCAACAGCACAAAGGGCAGTCGTTGCGGGATGACGAGGCAGATGAGTTGCTGTATTACATATCCGGCGATAAAGACGTTTACGACTCGCCGCAACAATTTGGTGAGATTACAGGGATAGATGTAAATGACCCGGATGCACTAGCCGAAGCAAGTTGGGACTTGCAGGGGATAAAGGGCGAGGTCGCCAGACGCATGGGATACGACGCTGTGGGCATGGCAGATGAACACGGGGAAAGCATGTTGGTGTTGTCAAGCCCTCTACCAATAGATGAGTCGTCCGCTACAGAGCCGTTGGCCTCGACGCCAGTTAAAGCACCAGAAGAACAACTCGGTTTATTTGAGGAAGCCGCCCAAATAAAACCACAGCAACTGACAGCCGGAAGTCTTTTTGATGAAAAAAAGGGACGTAGGTTATTAATCGTAGGCTGTTGTAAAACCAAGAGTAAGGTTGAAGGACGGATACCCGCAAGTGAACGTTATAAGGGTACTTTGTTTGCCACTTTAAATGCGGCGGGTGTACCAAAAGATGTAGATGTTGCTGTTTTATCGGCTAAACACGGATTGATTCGTTTTGATACCCCACTGGAAGATTACAACGTAAAGATGAAGGACGGTCGTAAAGACCTTTTGAAAAGCCCGGAACAGCTTGCACGAATTAATAACACAGTAGACGGATACGGTGAGGTTTTTGTAGCGGGAGGTGAGGACTATCGTAACTTTTTAGACGAGGCGGGTATAGAAGGCAAATATACAACATATAAAGACCTTAAGGCTAACGTCAGGGGTATCGGTGATCAGCGTTCTATTTTAGCGAAGTGGTTAAAGCGCGAAAAAGTTGAAGAACCGAAGCCTGAGAGCAAAAAAGTTGAAGAACTGAGGCCGGGAGAAAGAGTATCTATCAAAGGTAAAGCGGGTGTGTTCTATCTTGACAGACCGCTTCCCAATGGGTGGTTACGGATTCGGGATGATGAACAGCCTAACCCCAGATTTATAAAGGTGCGGAAAGAAGATGTTAGTTCAGCAGGCTATTATTATGCAGGTGGGGGCGGTGTTAATAGTTTGGCTGAAACAGCACGAAACATGACCCGTTATGCCGGTGGTGGTGGAGTTAATTCATTGAGTGGGACTGCACGGTCAATGTTTGTATAATATTCAAAAATTAGGGTATGACTCATGGCTAATGACCCGCGTGTATCGTTGATAGAGCGACGAAACGACAACCCTGATCTCGGGGAAATGGAACTGGATGTTGAAATTGAACAGCCCGGAGCGTTTTTCCCATCTCAAAGGCCTGTTGTAGAGGGTATCTCTATTGAACCGGTAGACGACGGTGGTGTTGTCGTTGATCTTGACCCAAGTGCCTCTCTACAGCAAGGAACCATGGGCTTTTCCGATAATCTGGCGGAGGATTTGGATGATCGGGAACTGGGCGTTATTGCAAATGAACTGACGGCGGAGTTTGAGGCCAATAGAACATCGCGTGGAGACTGGGAAAAAGCCTATGCAGACGGCTTAGAGTTACTAGGCTTCAACTACGAGGAGCGAACACAGCCTTTTCGTGGTGCAACAGGTGTGACACACCCTCTTTTAGCTGAAGCGGCCACGCAGTTTCAAGCGCAGGCTTTTAATGAATTGTTACCTCCTGGCGGACCTGTCAGAACCTCCGTTATGGGGGATTTAACAAAGGAGAAAGAGCAGCAGGCACGGCGTGTTCGCGAATTTATGAATTACTACATCACTAATGTGATGGAGGAATACACGCCCGAGTTTGATCAAATGCTGTTTTACCTGCCTTTGGCGGGATCTACCTTTAAAAAGGTGTATTACGACGAGTCGATGGAACGTGCAGTTAGTAGTTTTGTTCCGGCAGAACAACTTATTGTCCCGTTTGAAGCAAATGACCTTGAAAGCTGCCCAAATATTACGCAGGTTATCAGGATCCCGCTTAATGACCTCCGTAAAAAGCAAATTTCAGGCTTTTATCGAGATATTCCGGTCCACCCAACGCAAGCGGAAAGCTCTGGTATATCCAGAGAGCTGGAACAACTTGAAGGTATGCAACCTTCGACTATCGACTACGATTGCACGTTACTGGAATGCCATGTGAACTTGGACCTGCCTGGTTATGAAGAAATCGGAGAAGATGGAGAGCCCACCGAAATAAAAGTCCCCTACATCGTCACGATCAGTGAGGATAATGGTCAAGTTTTATCCATACGAAGGAATTTTAAGGAAGACGACCCGCAAAAGCGCAAAATACAGTACTTTGTGCATTATAAATTCCTACCGGGGTTTGGTTTTTATGGCTTGGGTCTGATTCATACGATTGGCGGACTGTCACGCACAGCCACTGCTGCATTACGGCAGCTTATCGACGCTGGTACGCTATCGAACCTTCCCGCAGGATTCAAAGCCCGTGGGCTGCGGATCAGGGACAACGAAGACCCATTGCAGCCTGGAGAATTTCGAGATGTAGATGCACCTGGCGGAGCTATCCGAGACAGCTTGATGCCGCTGCCTTTTAAAGGGCCAGATGCCACGTTATTTCAGCTTTTAGGGTTTGTAGTTGAAGCGGGCCAACGATTTGCCACGATTACAGATCTGAAAGTTGGGGACGGCAACCAAGGTGCGGCCGTAGGTACGACAATTGCCATGCTGGAGCAGGGCACTCGTGTAATGAGTGCAGTACATAAGCGGATGCACTACGCCATGAAGCAGGAGTTCAAACTTCTGGCAAAGGTTATGGCGGAATACTTGCCTCCGGAATACCCTTATGCGGTTGAAAATGCCAATCAGTCCATTAAAGCACAGGATTTTGACGATCGGGTTGATGTTATTCCTGTTTCCAACCCAAATGTCTTTTCACAGGCGCAACGAATAACCTTGGCGCAAACGCAGATGCAACTTGCCGCACAGGCTCCGGAAATGCACAACATGTACGAAGTATTTCGACGCATGTATGAGGCATTGGGGGTGCGGGACATTGAAAAAATGCTGAATGCGCCCTCGACAGACGAACCACAGCCCAAGGATCCCGCGCAGGAAAATATTGATGCGCTGGAAAACACAAACATGAAAGCATTTGAGGGACAGGACCACGATGCACACATTATGGCGCATTTGGTTTTTGGTTCGTCAGGCACGGTACAGGCATTGCCCTCAATTGCCATGGAACTTCAAAAACACATTATGGAACATGCCCGAATCAAGGCGCAGGAACAGGCTCCTCTTATGTATGCACAACAGCAGCAACAGCAACAAGCTGCGGGACAGCCTGTAAACGAACAACAGGCTCAGTTTGAAATTGAAGCGTTGACTGCGCAGTTAATTGCACAGGAAATGCAGAATTTGAAAGCTCTAAGTGACCAAATTGCAAATGCAGGTGAGGGAGAAGGTCCTGATCCGTTGATCGCGTTGAAAGAGCAGGAACTGGCGATCAAAGGTCAGAAAAGTCAGGCAGATATTGCACAGGATCAAGCCGAATTGCAGCTTGACAAAACCAAGGAAGTTCGCAAAGGACAG